CTGCAAGAAATTATGTATAACGATTCCCTGTCCACCAACGCAAGCTCTTACAGTGGCTACGATGTAATCAACATCACCCCAAACAGCCCGATCAGTGCTGCTCAGTTCGATGTCAAGCAGTACGCTGCCGCTGTCACGATCTCCGGTCTGGAAGCTCTGCAAAATTCCGGCAAAGAGGCTATCGTGGATCTGCTGGAATCGCGTATCTCCATCGCTGAAAAGCAACTGCTGAACCGCATGTCTGCTGATCTGTATGGCGATGGTACTGGCAACGGTGGCAAGGCGCTGACCGGCATCGGTTTGGCAATCGCTGACAGCCCTGGCTCCGGTACTTACGGCGGTATTGATCGCGGTACTTGGTCGTTCTGGCGTAACGTGAGTTTTGACGCTACGACTGACGGCGGCTCTGCTGCTACCTCGGCAAACATTCAGGCTTACATGAACCGCACCATCCTGCAAGTCGTGCGCGGTACTGACAGCCCTGACCTGATCGTTGCTGATAACAACTATTACCGTGCTTATCTGGAGTCGCTGCAAGCAATTCAGCGCGTGACCGATGAAAAGATGGCGGGTGCTGGCTTTACCTCGCTGAAGTACTTCGGCGCTGGCAAGGCTGCTGATGTGGTTCTGGACGGTGGCGTGGGCGGTTCTATCGGTGCGAACAAGATGTATTTCATCAACACCGATTATATGTTCTGGCGGCCTCACCGTGATCGCAACTTTGTGCCGATTGGCGGTGATCGTCAGTCCGTTAACCAAGATGCGATTGTGAAGCTGATTGGCTGGGCTGGTAACCTGACCGGCTCCTCCCCGCGTCTTCAAGCAATTCTGAAAGATTAAGGAGAATAATCATGCCTTTTAGCGTAACCCCTATGTCCGGTGCTAAGCTGGACGATATCGTTCTTGCATCCGACGTTGCTGCTGGTCGCGATTTCCCCGCTGTTGCCATTGGCACTCAGGTTTGGGGCAACAATGGTCGCTTGTACGTGTACGCACGTGCTAACGCTTCCATTACCGCGTCCACCGCTGTCTGCACTGTGAACGCTACCACGTTCCTTGCAACTGCTTCCGGCGGGTCGTACACCTCTCCGGCCATTAACATGGTTTCCGGTGATTTCGGCTGGTTCCATAAAGCCTCTGTTTAATTAGGAGGCTGACATGGCTATTGCAACTCGCCTGATGGGTGTGGGATGCAGTGCTGGCGAAGCTACTCAAATCTGCGGTGATGTGGCTGATGGCCTCACTGCCGCAGGTACGACCAATGCTGATGCTTTGCAACTTTCCGCAATTATCAACCGTGTCACTACTACTGCTGCTTCTACCGGCGTACGTCTGATGCTGCCTGAACAGGGTGCATCTGTTGTGGTGGTGAATTCCGGTGCAAACGCCTTGCTGGTTTATCCCGGCACTGGCGCACAAATCAACGCGCTGACTGCGACTTCTGGCGGCTTCTCTGTTGCCGCTGGTGGTCGTGCGATGTTTGTTGGTACTTCCAGCACTAACTGGTTTGCTCTGTTGAGTGCTTAACGGTTTATCCGTGACCCCCGCGAGGGGGTTGTTGGCAGGGTCGTAAATGTTCCCTGCTTGCAACCTCTTTTAATCTACTAAAGGCTCCCCTTTATATGAACATGATCGGCGAAAACGACGATTCAAAGTTGTACGTGGAATTCTTCCAAGCGGCTGAACAATCAGTATTTCAGAGCGAGGAAAAAGGTTATCCGGTATTTATCGACAAGGTTTTCTGCAAGATCATCATTCCAGGCGATACGCAGCAGGTATCGGTGAAAGAAGTCAAGAATGATGAACTGAAAAAGCGGTTTCCGCAGCAGTGGGCAGCGTTTCAGCAAGGGATTGAAACTCCTGTCAGCGGGTTGCCTATCGAGGAATGGGCTGGAATCACAAGAGGGCAAGCGGAAACACTGAGGGCGCAAAAGTTCCGCACTGTGGAACACATAGCATCGGCCTCAGACTCCCAAATTCAACGATTGATGGGCGGGTATGAGCTTCGCGCCAAAGCGCAAGCGTTTCTCAAGTCTGCCAACGATAACGCTGCGGTACTCAAGCAAGCCGCCGAAAACGAGCGTATGCAAAAGCGAATTGCAGAGCTTGAAGACCAGATAAAGCAGATTGCTACCCGAAGAAAGGTAAAGAATGGAACTATTGGAGATAGTGCAGACGACATGCAATGAGTTAGGGCTGACCGTCCCTAACGCTGTTGCGTCCTCTACAGACCCGCAAATCACGCAAATGCTTGCCTTGCTGAATGGCGAGGGTAACAAGCTGGTGCGCGATTACGAGTGGGAACAACTCTCCGAAAACTTCGTCTTTACCACGACAGCAACCACCACGACCGGCAACGTAACCGCTAATTCTACTGTTATCACCGGGATCCCCAGCACGGCAGGCATTACCACCGATTACTCTGTCAGTGGTAGCGGCCTCCCTGCTTGGGCGCAGGTGGTTTCTGTTGATTCGCCTACTCAGGTCACGATTGACCTGCCTGTTACAGCCTCCGGCACGGCGGTTGCGTTGACCTTTACCCGTACCGCCTACGACCTGCCTGCCGATTGGCTGAAACAAACGCCTAATACTGAGTGGGACCGGACTAACCGCTGGCCTCTGCTTGGCCCCAAGACTGCCCAAGAGTGGGCATATCTCAAGGGTGGCATTGTCTCTGCTGGTCCTCGTATGCGTTACCGCATTTACGGCAGCAAGTTTGTTCTCAACCCCACGCCTGCCGATGATGTAAACCTGTCTTTTGAGTACATCAGCAAAAATTGGGTGCGGAGTTCAACGGGTACTGGCAAGACCAAGTTCACGGCTGACAACGACACTTGCATGTTTGACGATTACCTGATGCTGCTGGGCCTTAAGATGCGCTGGCTGATGACAAAGGGATTGGCATACGATTGGGTGTTAGCTGAGTATATGGACCGGCTAAACAAGCTCCAAGCGCAGAATAAATCCGCGCCTATTCTCAATCTCGCACCTGTCAATCAATCCATCCTGCTAGGTGTCGGGAATTTGCCTGAGGGTGGTTACGGTCGATGAAAGGCAGGCGCGTTAGTTCTACGGCAACGCTTCCGGCTCCGGTTGGAGGCTGGAATGCGCGTGATTCCATCGTGATGATGGACAAGGAAGATGCCGTCATTCTGGAAAACTTTTTCCCGCTGACCAACGATGTCATGCTGAGAAAGGGTTACTCCAACCACGCTACAGGCATAACAGGCAGCGTGGATACCCTTATGGCGTACAACAAGGGGGCTGCAAGCTATTTATACGCCATCGCTAATGGTTCGGTATATGACGTAACCAATTCGGGCGCTGTAGGCGCTCCTATCCTGACCGGACTCACCAACTCGAGGTGGCAGTATGTGAACTTCACGACACCAGGCGGGAACTTCCTCGTCATGTGCAACGGTGCGGATGCTGTCAGGAATTGGGACGGTACAACATGGACCACGCCTTCGATAACTGGCGTGACGAGTTCCAATCTCGTGCAAGTCACCGTGCATATGAACCGCCTATGGTTCGTGGAGCAGGGAACGCTGAAAGTCTGGTATCTGCCGACAAGCTCAATCTCAGGCGCGGCTAGTGTGCTGGATTTTAGTTCTCTGTGTCCTAGCGGTGGCTATCTGATGGCTTGCGGTTCGTGGACCATTGATTCCGGTTCAGGGATGGATGACCATTTCGTAGCAATTACGTCTGAGGGTGAAGTGCTGGTCTATCAAGGCTCCGACCCCTCTACATCGGCAACGTGGTCCCTCGTCGGGCGGTATCAGATTGGCGAACCTGTTGGCAGGCGTTGTCTGATGAAATACGCCTCCGACATCCTGATTATCTGTCAGGATGGGCTGATGCCTCTGTCCAAGGCGCTGATGTCATCCAGGGTAAATACCCAGACCTCGCTGACCGATAAGATTCAACTCGCCATGTCCGAAGCCGTCACTCAATACGGCTCAAACTTCGGATGGGTAACGCAACTGTTCCCGCAGCAGAATATGGTGCTGCTGAATGTTCCGAAGTCCACCACGGAAGCGCAGCAGTTCGTGATGAACACCATTACCGGCGCATGGTGCGAGTTCACCGGCTGGAATGCGTTTAGCTGGGAACTTTACCAAAACCTGATCTATTTCGGGACTAACGGGAAAGTATGCAAAGCGTGGGATACCACTGCCGACAATGGCGAGAATATCAATTCCGAAGCCCTGCAAGCGTTTAACGAATTCGGCAGCAACAACCAGAAGTATTTCAAGGAAGCGCGTCCGATCATTTACACGGATTCAAACTCGCTTGGCTTGCTGCTTGGGATTAACGTCGACTATGACCAGATCCCGCCAACCGGAACGCCTACGTTTCAGGCCACAAATTCCGGTGTGTGGGATTCGTCGCTGTGGGACCAAGCTGTCTGGGGTGGCGATTTGTCTATCGTGAAATCATGGCAGACGGTGGGCGCTGTAGGGTATGCCGCTGCGCTGCATATCAAAATGGCCTCACGCAACGCGAACATGCGCTGGCAGGCAACTAGTTATTTATATGAATCAGGGGTTGGGTTATGAGTGATTTTGATACCGTTTCTAACGCAGCTTCTGCCGCAAGGTTTGCGATAAATCCCACGCCGCTGGGAGCCGCTGGACTTGGCCTTGGCATTGCAAGCTCAATGCTGGGTGGCAAAGGTAAAAAGAAAAAGACTTTTATACCTGGATTCAGGGATGGTCAATATATCAACAGGGTAACCGGAAAGCCTTGGGAAGCTGCTAACAGCATGGTAATCCAAGGAGACAAGGGAACTTATGACTTGATCCCTCAAATCGGTGCAGCCGAAGCGGATTACGGCAGTCAGTGGCAAAAGGCGCAGCGTGATATTTCAGGCTCAACAGGAAGCCCTAATGTTGACAAGATTCTCTATCATTCAATGCGCGGTTCACTTGGAGATGATGCGGCTGCTCTGGCAGAGTTTGACAAACGCTACCCGCTTCGTACTGGAGGAATGACTGCCGTTAATCAATCGCCACAAGTTGCTAGTTGGCTGGCAGGGGTAGACCCTCGTTATAGTCCAGATTACAAATATTCAGGCATTTTTAGCAGCAGAAACCCAACGGCAAATCTGCTTGGTAACAGCATCACTAGTGTTCGAGACACCATCGGCGGCGATCTTTCAAGCTTTGGAACTTTTGCCAGAGACAACAATATTAGCCGCAACAAGCGGCAGCAATTGTCCAATGCTTTGTTAAACGTGGTCCCGCAATACCAAGCACCTAACGTCCAATATCAGGCTCCTCGCGGATGATCGTATCCGGTCCTGAAATCGCCGCATGGGTCTACGAGCCTCTAGGCGGTGCGTATAACGAGCATTCCGCAGGTTTGGGATGGTTGAACGCTGAAGGCAGGTTGGTTGGTGGCTTCGCTGTTGAGGGCTGGAACGGACAAAACGCTTATGTCCACCAGCGACAGGAAGGCAGGACTAGCCGCGAATTCTGGTATGCGATGGCTGATTGGTGTTTCAACCAATTGGGATGCAAGCGTATCACCGGACCTGTAGCGGGAAGCAATGAAAGAGCAATCAAGCTAAACGAGAACATCGGATTTAAGCACGAA